CACGGTGCCACTTTCCGGGTCCGAAGTGTAATCGGACCCATTCCCGCCACGTCTCGGCGCGGCGTAGCGTGCAAGGGACACCGAAGCGCGGACGCGGCCGTCGCAAAACGAGCATGGGGCAAAGATAGCGTCGAGCTTGTCGACGCGACTCGCCGGTATCACTAGGCCCCCCAACGCGCTCGAATGAGCGCTTGAAGCTCGTTCGTGAGCTTCTCGTGGAACGCCGGATCGATCTTGGAGCCTTCCTCTTTCAGGATGCGCACGGCGAGGTCGATGGTGCTTTTCAGGAGCACGAGCGCGGGGCCGGGCACCATCGCAGCTTCGAGGGCGGGGATGGCGATGCCCTCGACCTCGGAAATCACGTTTGCAACATCAGTCGCGGTCGGAGCTTGCGTCGACATGGGTACCTCCGTCGTCGGGACAGGTGAGAGCGGGCAACGGCGCCGCTGGCCACGAGGGGAGCCACACGTCGCGCACATCGCGCACGTTTTGCAGCGCCTCTTGACAGGTGTGCGCCTGGTTGACAGCGCGTCGCATTTGCGTCGCGTAAAGCGACGTGTCGATGTCCGCGGCCGGAATCGGTCGCGAACCGCACGCCGCGAGCGCAACGAGCACAGTGAGATTCAGCAGCACTCTCGACATTACATCTCCTTTCGGTCGCACCACTTCGTGAAGTAGACGGCGCCAACGACCACCGCCGCACAAACCCACAGCCCGAATCGGTGCTGCGTGTACGCCAAGCCGAGGCACGCCCCCATGAGAAACGACTCGAGGTGCGGGTTCACGAGAGGGAAGATATCACGGATTCGCGGCAAAGAACGCCCGAGCGAAACCGGGTGCTGTGATCGCTCGGTGCGCGGCGACATGGCAATGCAGCGCGCGACGACGACCGCGACAGCGCCTGCACGGTGGGCCGCCGCCTAGCGCCTTGACGAACGGCCCGCGCGTCGGGATCGTGAACTCGCCCCACAGCGCCGTTCTCTTCGTCCAGGGGTCGCCAAAGTCCCGCGGCTCAAACACATCGCGCGGCGTGCCGAGGTACTTGCTCAAGAGACCAGTCGGGTTTTCGAGCGCCCACCAGCGTGGCCGCGTTGCCAACACAATCCGCAAGCAAGCCAACACCACTTCGAGCCCACCGCGAATGTCTCGAGGCAAACGCGGGTGACCGTTGCGAGCGATCGAAAACTGGTCGCACGGCGGCGCAGCGAGCACCCCCCACACATTGCTCGGCGGCCGGAAGGTCCGGACGTCCATGTCCGGAAGCGTCACACGCACCACCCTGTAGCCTGCTTTCTTGTAGGGCTCGGACCACGCCCCCGAGCCGGCGCAAAGGTCCAAGATGACGCGCGATCGCACCGGTATTACCGCCGGAGCTCGGGTAATACCCCGCCAGCGCGGTAATACCGTCTCGAGGGCGCCGGCGCCGGTAATACCCCGACGGCCGCCGAGGGCGCGCCAAAGGAGCCAGGGCCCGAGCCCCTCCGGACCCCTTGTTTTCTTGCGGATCGCGTCGAGCTTACGGCGCTCCTCATCGGTGATACGCATCGGAAAAACCGCACCGCGTCGACCGTCTCGGTTTTGCATGGGGCCCTCGAGCTGTAGCCCGGCCGATTGACAGACGCAAAGAACCATGCACCCTAGGGGGCAACACGGAATGCAGCGAAAGCCGCCCACGTCTGCCGCTCACCCTAGTGTGTGGGTACCGTCGGTGCCCACGCTTTCGCGTCCGTTGCCGATGCGCTCGGCGCCGACGCCGGTCAAGCGCGTCCACACAACCGCCGAGCGCGAGCATCTCTGCGAGACGTGGTGGAACGCCAAAGAGCTTGTCGAGTCACTCGAAGCGCAGCTCTCAGCCGCACACCAAGCAAAGATCCGCGCAGCCAAGGCGCTTGTCGAAGCGGTCGGCACCGGAAAAACCTTCACGTGGCGCGGACACCTTCTCACCGGAGCGCGCCGCCTCTCCACCTACTTCATCCGTCAACGCACCGTCGAAACACTCTGAAAGGACCACCGCACCATGAATCAGCGCATCCCGGGTAAGCCGCAGCTGCCCAACGAAAAACAAATCCTCGACGCGCACATGATGGCGCAAGCCGAGCGGCTCGATAAAGCCATCCGCGAGGGCAAGCAATACGGCGACGGCGCGCCGTTCGAGATCGAGCCCGTGGCCCCGGGGTGGATTCTCTGTCACCTCATCGAGCACCCCGAAAGCGAAGGCGGCATCATCTTTCCTGAGTACGTCGCCAAACGCTTCGTGCACTACAAAGCGGTCCGCGTCGGCCCCCCGGCGCAAAACGCACTCGGGCACGACAAGCCGCGCACCGTGACCGAGGTTGGACAAGAATTCGTGACGCAAGGGAGTGCGATGGCTCACGTGCACCGCGGCGTCTCACTCTACTTCCACCAGCAAGACTCGGTGCTCTGCTGTATCCGTCCGCGCGCGGTGGCGTCGTGACCGAGCACGAAAAGGGGCGCCTTCGGCACTACCTCACCGAGGTCGCCACGATGCTCGATGAAGATGACGTGGGGTCAGCGCTCGTCACCATTCGGGAGTGTGGCGAAGAATTCGGGCTCGACCTCGAGAGCGACGACGACGAAGAAATCGAAGGATGAGGCGCCTCGCGTGCCTCGTCGCCGATTGGTTCCGATCGTGCGAAGAAAAACTCATGACGTGGCTGGCGGGCAAATGAGCCCGCCTTGCCCGTCGTGCCGCAAGAAAGTCGCGCGCACCGTGTCGTGCGCCGACGCCGCCGAAACGCACGTGCATTGGCACTGCCCTTGCGGCCGAGAATGGCCGATCTATCGCGAGCGCCGCCTAGTGAAACTGGATGTGCCCCGCCAAAACTTGCCGGACAATTTCGATGATGCCCATCACAAGCGCGCTTCCGCCCATCGCCATCACCGGCCGGGTTTTTGACTTGCGCTCGTAGCGATTGCGCTCCTCTTCGAGCTTGCGGAGCGCGGGGCGCTTTACCTGCGTGATGTCCTCCCAGTCGTCCGGCAGCGGCGCGAAGTCTCGGAGCCCAACTGCCTTGCCGACCGATCCGAGCTGCCCCGACACAGTGCCGAGCATGCGCTCGATTTTGGGGAGCGACTCGAGCTTGCGATCGACTGCAGCAAGATGCTTGTCCGTTTTCTCGCGCCACGCATCGGTTTCGTCCTGTCGCGCTTCGAGGCTCACGGTGCGACCGAGAACGAAATCGATGTCTGCCTGAGTCGTCATGGACGTCCTTTTTTTGCGGGTATTACCCGAGCTCGCGGCGCCGGCGTCGCCGTTCGTACAGCTCGCCGAGCTTGACTCGAGTCGCGTCGTCGACAGCGCGAATGTCAGTGTCCGCGTGCCGACGCCAAAAGGCCCGGGCCGCCTCGAGTGAGCCCGGGCCGTGCACAACGTCGCCGTAACGGTCGACCACCACGAAGCGAACCGCGCCCATCGGTTAGCCCCTCGGCAATCTGCCGCGAAACAGCCAACCGAAGAGCACGCCGCCGATAAAAACAGGAACAAAGTACATCAGAGCCCCGCGTCGTGGTCCGCCGCGTGCGTCTTGTTGGCCTCGCTCGGCGCGTGCGTCTTGTCGGCCTCGAGCGCCTGATCGAGCGCCTTTTGCGCGGACAGCCGATCCTCGACATCCTTGCGAGCTTGCGCCTTTAGCGCCTCGATCTGCTCTTTGCGTGCCTTGGTGCCGACCGATGTCTCGATGACAGTGGCCAGGTAGGCTTCCTTGTCCTGGGCCACGAGATCGAGGTAGGCAACGCGCGCCTTCGGGCGATCGTCGAAGGGGAGCACCTCGTAGGGTGCCGAGGAAGTAGCAGGGGCGACGATGACGAGGTGTTTCATGGTGGTGTTTTCTCCTCTGTGGAAATCAGGTTCAGGTGAGCGTGCGCAAGAGCTGCGGCGTAAAGATGATCTCCGCGGCGCACACCGTTTGCTCGGTGGTAGCACCGGTCGAAAACGAAAGCCGCAACGTTCGGGCGGCCGGGGCCGTGACCGTCAGCGCCCACGTCGCCGCACCGGCATCGAAAAACGAATCGGTCGGATCGTTGGCGCCGCCGATGATGGTCGCGACTCCCGCCATGCAACGAACGAGCGCGTATACCCTTCCCGACTGCGCAAGCGTCCCTGCCGCATTGGTCGCAAGCCAGTCGATGATCACGTGATAGACAACATCGTCTTGTAGCTGAACCTCAGCACCGGATGGGCCGTTGAGCTTCAGTAGCGTCGTTTCACCCGCGCCGAGCCCCGGCGTCGTATTGTAGACACCGAGCCGCGTAGCTTGCATCGCACCGGCAGCGCCGTTGCCGACGTAGCCGTGCGAATGCTCGGCCAGGCGAAGCGCGTTGGCTTTCAGGCCGGAAGCGTGTGCACCGAGCCCCGCCGCCACGCTCAGCACACCACCGGCGACCATCGAAAAGTCGCCGCTTGCCGTGTTGGATTGACCACCACCGACAGCCGCGTGGTCACCCGAAGCGGTTCCCGTGCCACCACCGGAAACGACCGCACCGCTACCGCTCGCGACGTTGGACGAACCACCACCGACGGTCGAATTGGCCGCAGAAGCGGTGTTGCTGCCGCCACCGCCGACGCTCGAATTGGCGGCGGAAGCCGCGTTGCCAGCGCCGCCCGCGATGGTCGCACTTGCACCCGACGCGGTGTTGCCATTGCCACCACCAACGGTCGCATTGGGATTGGTCGTGACGGTGTTGCTGACACCGCCGCCGATGGTGCAGCCCGCTCCGGGGCTCGAGATGTGGTTGCCGGTGCCGCCGCCAATCGAGGCGTCGTCGCCCACGGTCGTGTTTGATTCACCCCCCGCAATCGTCGAGCCCTGCCCGCCCGCGTTGTTGACGGCACCGCCACCGACGGTCGCATTGACGCCAGCCGTCGTGTTGGTGACACCGCCACCGATCGTCTGCCCCGTCAGCGCCGCCGTCGCCAAGCCGCCGATGCCACCCGCGACGGTCGAATTGGAAGCTCCGGTGCCGACAGTGTTGCCCGATCCACCGCCGATGGTGCTGTTGTCTGCGTCGATCGAATTGGTCGTACCACCGCCAACGGTCGACGCAGCATTGTTGCCGACCTGATTGTGGTCGCCGCCGCCGATGGTGTTGAACGAACCGCCGCCGAGCCCGTTACTGAACCCGCCGCCGATGACGTGGTGGTCGCCACCTTCTGAGGCGATCGAATTGGTGTCTCCACCACCGATGACCGACGCAACGACGCCCACGATGGTGTTGCTGACACCGCCGCCGATGGTGTCGTGAGCGTCGTCGGCCTCGTTCAGCTCGCCGCCGCCGATCACGCTGTTGGCGCCGAGCGCCTGGTTATTTGCACCACCACCGACGGCAGCATTGGTGCCGCCTGCCGTGTTGGTATTGCCGCCCACCACCGAGCTATGACTCGTCTGTGCTTGGTTGTTTTCGCCACCACCGATAAAGCTTTGGTCGCCGCTCGCCGTGTTGGTGCTGCCGCCGCCGACAGCGGACGCGATGCCTTGCGCCAGGTTGGTCGTGCCACCCGCAACGGCGGAATTGTCGCCATCGGCCCCGTTGGTGAGACCACCGGCTACCGTTGCATGGTCGCCGCTCACTTCGTTGCCGGTGCCGCCACCGATGACCCCGGAGATGACTCCGACGTTGACTGTATTGGAGTCGCCACCGCCGATCGCACCGTTGCCGGCGCAAAGATTGTTGGAACCGCCACCGATCGAAGAATCAGCTCCCGTCGCAGCTACGGCATTGGCGAGCCCGCCCGCGATGGTGCTGTTGTCCGAATGAGCGGTGTTTTGGTCACCACCCGCGACGGTCGCAAAGTTGCCGTCGACCGGAAGCGTCGGCGCCGTCGCGCTACCGTGTGCCGTGATGCCTTGCTTCGTGTCGTCGATGGTCTGCGGGTTGACGCATACCGCCGGATCGCGCTTTATGTTGGTGGTGTCGAGCGCCACCGCGTTGTCCGCGATGTAAGGACTCGCACCGCCGCCACCACCGGGCGCTGGCAATGCAACCCAGAACCCGCCGCGCACCGACGCGATGTGCGTCGCGTCCGCGGGGCCCACATCGTCAGGCTCCCATACGAAATGGCGCCCGGCCGCTTGCAGCCAACACACCACGCCTTCGCACATCGGCTCGGTAAGGGCGAGATTTGCAGCCGTGTCTACGGCCACCGGGACGCCGGTGTTTTCCGTCGGCGTACGCAAGATGGGAGTCGTCATGGTAGCGGGGTCTTTCTTGTCAGCGAACGCGAGTCAAATGAGGATTGCGCCGTCGGGCTGAGGGCGAAGCGCGCCGCGTCGATGCGGCGAGAATCGCCCTAGCCCTCGGCAGGGGTATGCGCATCCGTGCGGCGATACCCATCGCCGCGGCCTCGAACCCGGAATGCTTCGGGTGCACGGTGGGCCCTTCTCAGTTTTGCAGCGGATCGACCTCGAGCACGTAGTCGAGATCGGTTGCGACGGCGAGTAGCCACGTGGTGACCGTAAGCACGGTGCCGCTCGTGAAAGCCACCTGAGCGTTTCCACCCGCACCAGCGCCTCGGAGATTGGCGACTGCCTTCATGCTGTTGGTATCCCAGCCGCCGCCCGAAGTGATGGTGTGCGTGTAGACGCCTACGCCCGTGCGGGCCACCGCGACGATGCCGCGCGAGTTGCTCTGCGAAGCAAGCACGCTTGCCGCGCCGAACCCGCCCGCGTCAGTACCCTTGATGAGGGCAAAGTACGAACCGAACAAAACGCCTGCTGTGCTCATTGTGATTTCCTTCCGTTACAGGTTGAGACCGAACCGCAGTGACACTTGTGTCGCTCCCGCATTGGGATTCGAGACGGTCACGCTCTGCGCGCCGCCCGGGATGGGATACACCGTCGCCGCGTTGGCGGCTTGGGCAAAACGACCGAGGTTGACGCCATGGCCCGCAAACAGAAAGTTGATGGGCACCGAAACGTCGGTCGCAATGTCGATGGCGTAGATCGAGAACGAATTGGCAAACGGCGGGATGATGAAGTTTCGCACCGAGCCCACCGCGGGCGACACTGCCATCGCCGCGTAGGTCGACCAGCTCGGACCGATGCCAGGCGATCCCCTCGAGCCGTACGAGAGCGCGGCACCGACCACCACCTCGGCAGGCGCGCCGACGGGCAACGCGCCGCCATTGGCGACCGTCGGATCGAAAATCGTGTAGATGCCCGAAACCTGCACGAACGAGCCGAGCACCGAAACCTGCGTGCCGTCGTTGCAATCCACGTCAGCCGTCACGGTGTCGGCACCGGCGCCCCATTGAAGGCGCGCCTTGATGTCGATCACAAACGCCGCCGTGCCCGTCGAGCCCTGGATCGGCACTACCGGCGGGTTGAGCGTCACGGTGATGACGCGCGGCGATGGACGTCGCTTGGCGTCGGCGCGCACGATGGTTGCGACGCTCATCCACGTCGGCTGCACCGTCGTGTCGTTTGGGGGAATCGGCGCACCCGAGGTCGGCGCGTTTTTCAAAACGGCGTTACCGCCGAGCGCCTGAACGTTGGTTTGCGAGAGCGTGCCGCCGTCGAGCCCGTAGGCGCTCCGCACGAGCGTGCGCAGAAAGGCGAGCCCCGCACCACCACGCGACGCGCGCTGCTCAGGAGCGGGCGGAACACCGCGCGGGCCCGAGACGGGCATACCGGGAAAGCGATTCATGTGGGTAGCAACGCCCTTTCCGTTTTGAGCTCCAACTGGTGCACGGCGGCGCGCGTGCGATCGTAGCCATCGCGCGTCGCACCGCGCAGCGTCTTGGCCCGCGTCGTCGCGGCCAAGTAGCTCGCCCCTCCGAGCGCGAGCACGACGAAAATCACGCCGAGCGCACCGGGCCCCGGCATGATGGTCATGCCAGGAATCGGGATGCGCGGCTTACCGCTCGCGGCATTGAGCACGCCGCGAATCGTGCTCGTAATGTCGTGGCGAGTCACGTAGCCCTTGCCCTCGCGATCGAACCCCTTGTTTTGCGTGTAGACGGCGCTGCCGTCACTCGCGACCACCCAATCGTCGGCGTGGTTTTTGGCGGCGGGGTAGAAGATGGCGAGATAGACCGAATCGAGGTCGGGGAACGGCATGTGCGGCGCGAGGTACTGCACCACGTAGGGGATTTGTTCGGCAAACGTCATCTGCGCAAGCTCGTCGGTCGTCGTGCCGAGCCCGCGCGCCGTTGACGGCATGAATTGAATCAGCCCGGTCGCGCCCGAGCCAGCGGCGTTGCGCACCTCGGGACGAAACCCCGACTCGAAGCTCATCACCGTTGCGAGCCAATCGGGGTTGATGTTGAGCACTGCCGCCGCCTCGGCCAGCGCGCGCAAGTCGGCCGGCGAGAGCTTCTCGATTCCCTTCACGGCCGCAACGTCGGTTGCCGTCAAGAGACCACCGCCTTTACGATTTTCTTCTCCACCATGGGCAGAAGCACGACCGCGCCGAGCGCGAGCCCGCCGACGATCGCGGCGATCTTGAGAAAGCCCTTGCCGGGCGTTACCGAGTCGACCACTGAATCGACCGATGGCCCGTGCGATTCGGTGGCCGAACCCGTCGGCCCTTGAAAGTGTTGCTGAGCCGCGGGGGCCGACAGTTGGATGCGAGCCAGGTCGGCTTTCCAGGCGTCGACCTCTTTGGCCCACTGGTCCACGTCGCTCGTGTCCTGCACCGGGATAAACGGCACCTTGTCGATATTGGCCGAGCGAAACTGCGTCCAAGCGCCATACCACCCCATCCAACGTTCCCACCAATCGCCGGTCATGTACGCAGCGTGATCGCGCAAAGCGGCCTGCACGGCATCGTTCAAGCCGTCCGCTTCACCCCCGACCTTGCGGCCGAGTCGCATGTACTCATCCGACGAAACGAAACTCATTTACGATCTCGCTTTCGATCGCCGTTGAGCACGCGCGCAAACTTCACGGCATCGGCCGGCGTCCTCTCCTCACTCACCAACGAACGCTCGATCGCGTGCGAGTCCCAACTAGTAGTTGAACGGCCCACCCGATAGACCTTTTTCCCATCGGCAAAATAGTAGGTTTTTGCAGCCATGAAGATTCACCGGTGCAGCGCGTGGACGGCTGCCTTTCCTAGATCGACGGTCTCTTTCGAGGCCCAGTGGAAGGGAGTACCCGCAACACGACCGAGCGCGTCAGCGGCGCGCCCCGCGAGAGACAACAGCGTCGAGGCGAGCCCGAAGAGACCGCCAACCGCCGGGCCGACAACCGCGAGCACAGGGTGAGCGCCCACGGCATCGGCACCACGACCGACACGCACGGCGCCGACGGAGATGCGTGACAGCGCACGTTTCGCACGCGGGTCACCCGCTTGCGCGAGCGCCACGAGCGAAGCGTAGGTGTGCACTGCGCTCGGATCGCCCGCTTGAAGGCGCCGCGCGAACGCTGTGCAATTGACGTGAGCATTCATGGTGTCGCGCTCCTTTCCTCAGCGATGGGCCGCCGCTGCCGCCGCGCGCTGCGCTGCCGCCGTCGCTGCAGCAGAAGCTTGCTGCGACGCACGCGCCGCCTCACGCGCGGCAATGTCGTGTACCTTTTTCTGGAAAATGTAGCCGGCGCCGCTCGGCGCCTGGTTCCAACGGGCAATGCCCCGCTGCACGGCGGCAGCGATGTCCATCGCAATCGGCGTACCGATCGCCTGATACGCCGTGAGAATTTCCTTCGTCGCAGCGAGATCGCCCATCGCCTCGGCAGCTTTGAGACGCATGTTGAGCGTCGTGATTGCCTGCGCGTAGTCGGCACCACCCGCACGCGAAGAATCGGGCGGCGGCAGCGACGCGACGATGTTGGCCAGCTCGACCAGGTTTTTGCTCGACGACGGCACCACCGGCCCGGCCGATGTTTGCACGACAGGCACCGGAGGCGGGGGAGGCGGAATGTAGCCGCCACCACCGCCGCCGCCCGAATCGGCTGCCGCGGATTTGTCGGGCTCGGCTGCGGGGAGAGCCATCGTCGCCGCTACCGAGGGCTTCGTTCCCTTGGCGTAGGCGTACGCCGCCACGGCTGCGACAGCGAGCGGACCACCAAGCGTCGCGCCGCCGAGCAAGCCAACCCAAAGGGGCTTCAGCAACGCAGCACCTACCGCCGCACCGCCGATGGTGCCGACAGCCGCGGGCACCATGTTGGCCTTCACGTCGAAGGCGCCGACGCCGACGGTATTACCCGAGCTCGCGGCAATCCGAGCGAGCGCCGCGCGTGCGCCGGGATTGCCATTCGACGCAGCACGCCGCAAGCGCTCGAAGGCGAGCTGTGCGTTGGGGTCGCCTGCCGCAAGGCGAGAGCGGAAACGAGCGGCATGAACGGCGGGGTGCATGGTGACGGTCCTTTCAGGCGTGAGCCGGAAGCATCTTGGACACGGCGCCCGGCACGAGCTTCGGGTTGCCGAATCTCGCGTGCACGTGACCAAGCTTGCTGCCCGACCAGTGAAACGGCTTGGCGACGACGGCGCCGGTGCCAGCGACGAGATTTCCGGCGGTGTTGAGCGCCGCCGCGACAACGCCCGCAGCCCAGCCGATCGGCTTGGTCACGAGACCGGCGCCGGGCAATGCGCCCGTCGCCTCCCATCCCGAAACGATGGCGCGCGCCTTCATCTTTTTCGCGTGGCGGCTGTAGCGAAGCTGCTTTTGCAAGCTCGCCATGACGAGCAAGGCGCGCGTCGCTGCGGGGTCGCCGTTGTGCATCATCTCGACCAGCTTGGCGTGGGTCGCAAGACACGCCGGGTCACCGCTGTTGATGCCGCGAAGGTGATTGAACAGAATGCTATCCGACATGATGATTTGCATCCTAGGCAGCCGCTTTCAGTTTCGCCCGTGCCAACATGGGAATCGAGACCGCCTCGCGATTGGCTCGCTCGGCGAGCGCCAGCAGACGAATCGCGCGCGTCGCTTCCGGATCGAGCCGGTTGTAGCGCTCGACAATGTTGGAGATGCGCGCGCGCACCATCGGATCGCCCGCCTTGCCCTTGGCGACCATCACCCGCAACGTCGACAGCGCCGCGTGCGCTTCGGCGATCTGCACTTCCTTCGCAGCCGCCTGCACACCGAGCGCGTAGCCGTTTTGGCTCGCGGGCGTCGCGACGTAGGCGTGAATTGCCGCCTTCACCTCGGCCGGCGCCATGAGCCCGCCCTTCGCCGCGTAGAACGCCGCAACCTCGGTCGGGCTCAACCCCGGAGGCGGAAGTAGACCGAGCTGCCGACCGACAAAAATCGCCGACGCCGTATCGAACCCCTTCAGCGCATCGACGCTATTGCCGAGCTGCGAGCGCGCGAGGTTGATGCCTGCTTCGGTGAGCCCTTGGCCCTTGTGCAAAATGCCAACGCCCACGTCGAAACCGAGCTGCACGTCAGGTGGAAGCGTCGAGCGCACCGCCTCGAGAATGGGATCCTTACGCCCGTCACCGGCACCGACGGCGCCCGCGAGCTGAATCGCCTTGCTCACGACGCCGAGCCCGGGCACCGACACGCCGCTCGTCGCCTTGTTCCAGAGGTCGCCGCCTACGTCGCCAAGCGCGGCAATCGCCATCGGGCCGAGGTTGGCCGCAACGGCGCTCTGAATGTTTTGCCCGTGCACCATCGCGAGCCCGATATCGAAAGCCTTCTTGGCTTCCTCACTCGGCAATTGGTTACGCGCTGCCGACATGAGAGCTTCATCGAAGCTCTTACCGTGCACGACCGCGACCGCCGCGTCGAAACCAGCGCGCACGAGCGGACCGCCGGGAATCGAACCGCGCACACCCGCCATGAAAGCTTCGTCGATGGTCGCGCCTTGTGCGAGCGCAACGCCAGCGCCGAGCGCCGCCGCGACACCAGTACCGATGCCAGGCACGAACGAGATGACGGCTTGCGCGAGCGGCGCCACTTGCGTGACATCAGCCGTGATGCTTTTCCACGCACTACCAAGCGTGTCGGCAACGTTGTCACCGTTGGCGATGGCGTAGGCGGCTGTGAACGGAGTCGTTGCCATGTGCGCAGCTGCACCGATGGCGCCGACCACACCACCGGCCACCGACGAAGCGACGCTACCGATCGAGTCGAGGAAATTCGGGTGAGGCGGACCGTCGTACCAACCGGTTCCTTGCGCAAAAAGCACCTGTTGACCGAGGTCGCCAATTTCGCTCGCCGGTGCGCCCGCCTTGAGCGCCGCCTGCACAGCCGCCGCGCTCCAAGCTTCTTCCCAGGTCGAGCGATCCCAAAAAAACGCTTGTTCGTCGGTCGACGAAATCGACAACCAGCCACCCGGGCCAGGTTTGCCTTTTGGCTCACTCGGTTTCGGCTGCGACGGCACCGAGTCGATCACAGCCCTAAACGAGCGCTGCCCCGAAGCCTGCCCGTACTTCTGCGACATGAACGCCGCGACCTTCGCAGCAACAGGCAACGCAAAAATGAGCGAGGGCGGAGCTACGCCAACGACGACCATCCCGCCGACGACAGGACGCGCCCCGCGCGCCTCTTGGGCGTGCTTCGCATCGACGATCGCGGCGGCAAAATTCAAGGCACTCCCTTCGCGCTCGCCGTCGCCCACGTTTGCGGTCCGACGATACCGTCGGCTGTGAGCCCGTGCGCTTTCTGCCACGCCTTGGTAGCTGCCGCGGTGGCCGGCCCAAACTGCCCGTCGGCTTGCACGCCGATGATGGCCTGCCACATGGCGACCTCAGCGCCCGAGCTACCTTGCTTGATGGTCGAGTGCGCCGGTGGATGCGAAAGCACGCTCTGCACCGCCTCGGTTGCCGAAGCGAAAAACCCCGGAGGCGCCGCCGTCGCGGCGCTTGGTGCCGCCGCCTGCTGCGACGCGATGATCTGATCTGCTTTGGCCGCCGCCGCCGCCGCCGCGCCCGATGCTCCCGTCGCGGCGAGCCCGTTGGCCAGCTGCTGCAACATAGCCGGATCTTCGCTGGTGTTGATGGCGCTCGTCACCTTCGCGGCGACCTTTTGACTCAACGGACCGAAATAGGCCGGCGATGCCGCTGAGGGGTGCTGGTTGAACGCTGCCGGAGCCCCGGGATAGGCCGGAATGCCCTTGGCCGGGGGAAGTAGCAGGGGAGCCTTTGCCCGCGTGCGACGCACAGCCTCGACGACGCCGATACCGGCCGCCGCTGCGACCAGGAAAATCAGCCAATTCGGAACGTTAGGCTTTGCAGTCGTCGTCATGGGGACACCTGTTTCACGTGAAACAACAGTCAGATCCTACCCGGGTAGCCAGCTACCCGAAAGGGGGAGCGTCGAGCCTTGGTCGCCACGGCTTTCAGGTCCCTGTCGATGCGCTGCACCGTCTCGCGAGCCGCCGCCACGCGCGTCTCGTTGCCGACCTCGCCGTCTGCCGGCAAGCCGTTGCCTGCCTGAAAATACGCGGTCGCCTTGCGGGTTTTCAGGCCGAAAATACCGTCGATGCTCATGTCGGCACCGTTGGCCTTGCGCGCCCACCCCGAGGCGTTGAGGAAGCGTTGCCAACCGGCAACATCCTCACCCATCGAGCCGAGCCCAAGCCTCGGCAACGGCGGCCCAACGCCGGCCAGAATGGTTTGCTCGGGCAGCGTCACGCTACCGCGAGAAGCTCCCCACGTGAGAGCACCGACCACGCCGTCGGCTGTGAGCCCGTGCGCCGCCTGCCAAGCTTTGGTCGCAGCAGCCGTCGCGGGGCCGAATTGCCCATCCGCCGTCACGCCGATGATGGCCTGCCACTGCTTCACCGCCGGGCCGGTCGAGCCCTGGTGAATCACTGGAGTCGCGCCGTCGGAAATCGCAGCAGCCTTTTGCTTTGCGGCCGTTGCGGCACCGGTCGCGCCGACTTGGCCGAGCTTCGCGGAAAGCGCGTTGAGGTGCGCGGGGTCGTTCGAGAGGTGAAGGACGTTCATGACCTTGGCTGCCGTCGCGTCGGGCAACGAACCGAACCAATGCTTTTTGCGACCTTCGGTCCAAACGAGCCAACCAGCAGCCAAGCCGAGCGGCCATGCGAGGAGGGGAATCATCCTTGGCCTTTCATCCCGAGCCGCTTGCTCGGGTCGTCCACCCCGTAAGGGGTCCACACCTTGATGTGGTACATGGTGAATTTCTCGCCGTCTGGCCGTACGCCTTGCCAGTTTGACCACATGGGGCGCGCTGGAATGCCACGCACTCTCAGCTCAGCAACGCGCCACGCGGCCAGGTCCTCACAGTCGGCGCCACCTTGGCGCAACACGTTGGGGATCGGTATCCACTGCTCATACCCCCATTCCTCTCGAATGTACCGGACGCCGCTCGAGTAGAGCAGCGGCGTTTCCGGGTGCCAGGCGAGATACAGCTCATCGAGCCGAATCAGGGTCCAGAGCAGAATTTGAAGCGCGCGATTCCTGTGGCCTTCGTCGCGCTCCAAATCTACTTCGAGGGAGATGTTGAGCACCGGGACCGATGGCCCCGCGTTACTCGACGACGATGCCTTGCATCGCTCCCACGAACGGCAGCGCGCCGCCCGTGATGTTTTGGATGACCACGAAAATGATCTGCGAGATGTCCGCAGTATCGCCGTGCAGGCCGATGCCCACCGCGGTTTCCGTGAACATGCGCCCGGGAAGCGATCCGACGCTGGCGAGCTGCGGCAGCACGCCGACGCGAATGTCGTTGACGACGAAACCGCCGGCAACGTCGCTCGAGATGATGAGGCGGTTGACGCGGAATTTCTTCTGCGGCTGTGCCTGCACCGTGACGGTAGCGGCGCCGGCAACGGTTGCCGTCGGACCACCGACGAGATTGAGGGGAAGGTAGTGCTCACGCCACACGCCGCGCGACACGTCGCGCACCTCGTAGGAGTGACCCTGGTTGGGCAGGTTCAGCGGAGCCTGCGGAGCGTCGGCGCCCATCGCCAACAGATGGTCGAGATCGGCATCTCCCGAGTAGGTTGCACCGACGATATCGTCGGCTCCCATGAAACGGCGGCGGCTGCCCATGACACCCATCCGGTCGTAGCCCACGATATCACCCATTGACGATCGGCCCATGTTCTCTTCTCTCCTCCCCCCCTACCTCTTTTTACGCGGCTTTGGCTCGCGATCGAGCCGCAGCCTTCTTCGGCTGAACGCGCATCGCGTCGGCCAAGTCGTTCACGCTACGTTGCGGTAGCGCGTGTCCGTTGTTGACGGCGGCACCGTTCGGCGCGGGCTGTGCTTGCGGCGGCCCGACACGGTTCGGCTCGATCGCACGCGGCGCTTCGGCACTCGAAGAAATCTGAGCGGCGGCCGACGAGAGCGCGGCGGCGCGCTTGCGATGCTCGGTCCCCATGCGGAGGCCCTCGACGCAGCCAACGAAAGCGATGGCCTCGGTCGACAGGTTGTGCACGTGACTCGCGTGTTGACCGGCGAGCCCGGAGAAACTGAGCAAGTGACCGGCAATGCCGCCGAGCACCTCGACGGGAATGCCGCCGAGCGTCTTTTCTCCAAACCGACCGCGCTGGTAGCCGAGCGCGACACCCGCGGTCGTGATTTCGAGCGCCGTGAAAACGGTGCCGACGTGTTGCTCACCAGCCGCCTTGACGCCCTTCAATTGGCGCTCGGCGCGTTCGGCCTTGGCCAACACTTCATTGAATTTCGCGGCGCTCACCGTCAGAGCTTGAACAGATGCCATTTCCTACCGTCCTTTGAGTTGACTCGGGGCGAGGGGATCTCGCAACGAGTAAAGAACGTATAGCCACGGCCCAGGGACTTGACAAACCTCTTGACCCAAGGATCATGCCGACATGGCCAACCACGCTCCCGAAGGGGCCCCCGAACCGACCCCGGAAATCGTACAGGGGGGGGAGCACGACAGCACAACCGCCTGGCTCACCCCGGCCGAGGTCGGCCAGAACTACCACCGCACGCGCACCTGGCTTCACGACCGCACATCGGCCGGTCGCGTGCGCTCGAAAAAAGCGCCCGGGCTCAACAACGCGCAGCTCTACGCCGAAAGCGACGTAGCGGCGATGGTCGACGAAGAGCGCTCCGAAGAGGGAGCGAGCGGCGTCGTCAAGCAAGCCAACGAGCTATCGAACCAGGCCGGCAAACAGATGGGGGAGATGTGGCGCGTCTACATCGACGCATCCAAACAGCTCACGCACGAGCTACAGGAAGCGCTCGCCCGCGCGCACAAGTACATCATCCAGCTCGAAGACTCGAACCTCGACCTTCGTCGACAGACGCAGCGCCACGCGAATGACGACCACCTTCGGCAAATGGACACCGCCGAACGCGAGCACCACCGCAAGATCCAAACCGACGCCATCGAAAGCCTCAAGAAGCTTGCGCTTCCCATCATTCTCAAAAAACTCGGACTCGCAGGCGGCGCACCACCACCGGCCACCGACGACACGAGCGCAACGCCGTCGCCCGACCGATGGGGACTTTCGACGGAGCAAAAACTTCAGCTCACCGACGCGATGCTCGGATGGGTGCAGTCACTCACCGACGAAGAGTCGACGCAGATCTCAGCCGTGCTCAAAGGCGACGAACGTGCAGGACTTCTCGTCGCACTTCGCGACATGATTCCCAAGAACGAGCCCGCCGCCACCAACGGTGCCGCATGAGCCACACCCGCGACAGCGAAACATGGTGCCCGGCGTGTGAACGCAACGGGTGCCGCGACGGGGACTTTCTCAGCGTCGCATGCGCTCGTCACCGAACGCACGCCATCGGCGCACTTCCATCGACAGAACCACCCGCCGAGCCATGCGTGGCGTTTGAGGTTTTCGTGTGGAGCTTCGACGGTCAATGGTTCGCCAGCAATCGACACCGCTCAGTCGCCAGTGCTCAGCCGATGGGCTGGCGCCCCGGTAAGCATACGATGCAAAACATCAACGCCGATGGGCACGTCGTCGTTTCAAGCCTCAGCCTACGTCAGGCTATTGGCGCGCTCGGTCAAATCGTCGTGCAACAAAAGGCCCTCAGTGCCATCGCAGAAAAGCACCTCAACAAAAAGGAGACCCCCACCACATGAGACACACGACCACTCGAGCGGGTAATACCGCGAGCTCGGGTAATACCGGAGGCACACATGGCGCGCGATAACGATGACCTCGGCATCGACCGAGACACGCAACCCAAGGACGTGCTCGGGTTCGTCGGGCGCTTCCTCTTCAACGCCAACGCGGGCTCGGCCGTCACCAAACTGTTCGACTGGATGCGCCACGCCAACGAAGAGCAGATCCACGACTTTGCTGGCCGCATGTCGTTCCAGGACGCCAAGACGTTTCGACGACTCATCCAGGTCATGAAAGACGAAAACCTCTAACCCTCGACAGGAGCCACCGCACCATGAAGAAAGCCCCCCGCAGAACCAAACACGCAAGCATGAGCGAGCCCGCCGTGCTTTCGGTCACGTACCATCTCACGAAACCTCAGCTCGAAGATCTCGGGAAACGGTTTATGAAACTGGTCTCGAGCGGGCTGTTCGCTCCCGACGGCCCGCTCGGCATCGCGGCCAAGGTCAGAAAGGTTGGCAAGTCGCCGACCAGAAAATCGAGGAAATCATGAGTGCACAAGTCAGCGCAGCCATCGACCACGTGGTCAGCATTCTCGAAAGCGCCGTGAAGAAAGGCGCGCACACCGCAGAGGAGATTCAAGGGCTCCACCTTCAGATCGCAGCGGCACTCACGCCACTCGCTGTCGCGGCCATGAACGCTTCGCAGCAAGCACCAGCAGCGGCAGCCGCCGACCCCACCGCAGCCACCGCGACAGCCGCCCCCGAGAATGCGCAAACTGCACCGCCTGGCCCGCGACCTGGCACAGCAGCGCTTCTCGCCAAGGGCGTACGCGAGCTGAGCATTCTTGTGGAGCAGTTCTACAAGATGAACGGCAACATGATCATGCTCAACACGGTGCAACCGCAGCTCGAGACGATGCGCAAATCGATCGCCCACCTCTAGGCCGATGACCTCGTGGGTATCGTTTGTTCTCGGCGTTGACCTCGGCGCCGCACTCATCGTCGGTATCGACCTCATCGGAGATCGATACCGATGGTGGAAACGGTAACGCCCACGTGAGCCCCGAAGAGCGAGCGCGACACCTCTACGCGCTCGCGCGTGACCCGGGCACGAACGACGAAGAGCGCCGAAACGCCGCCATGGCGTTGGTGCGCCATCTTGAGCATCACAAGATTCCCATCGGCAACCCAGGTGAAGCGCTCGACGGTTCGGCTCGCGAGGAGATCGACCGACTCATCCGTGCATTTTGGGACGCCCCCGCCGAAGCGCGACCGGCGCCCCATCCGCTGTCTTGCGAGGGGTGCGACGGTCGCATCGTCATGCACGAGCTTTGCTACCTCAAAGGCCCGGTTGCCTGGCACCGCGGCTGCTACCGCTAGTTTGGGCTAAAGCTGCTTTCGACAGTGGCGCACAGCTCTTCGAGATCCTCCGTCTTGGAAAACTCGCAGAGCGGCTCAGCATGGGTGCGCTGCGCGACGCCGGCCGGGTCACGCCAGAGCTTGCAGTCGCGTTCGCACTCCGGGCACTTGTAGACGTAAACGTAGGTGTCAGACATCGGCGCATGACCTTCCGACAACCAACTTGCGCGGGCAAAAACACGGGTCACACCTCGGACACACGTCGAATCCGTGCTCGCACGGGAACGCGATCGGACAGAGCGCCGACCGCGCCCACTTGCAATCGACGCGATGGCCAGCCTCGACGGCAATCTTGCTCAACCCGTCGACAACCATCACCGCACGCCAGCGTCGGGGCCGTCGTTGCGAATGGCTGGCGGAATGCAGGGGTAACCCCCGGCGTCCACACCGCACACGCACTCGGGGCAGCTCGTCGCCGTCGGGGTATTACCGGTGGCGGGCTCGTAGCTCGACACGTCGCCACCGCAGTGAACGCCGGCAACGGCGATACCAAGAAAAAGAACGGTCCAGTGCAGATAGAGAAAAAAACGTTGCATGGTGTGAAGTCCTCCAATCAGTCAGACGAGCACTAGCGTAGCGCATTCAAAACAAGTGGGGAGGGTCAACGCAGACCCTCCCCACAAGCGCCCCGTTTCCGTCCGGGGCCACGACGCTCGTTCATGGTTCTATCAGAACGGCAAGTCGTCGTCGGTCGAAAAGGTCGAGTCGAGCCGACTGGCCTTGTCGACCGCACCAAGCGTGCGTCGAAGCGTGTCACCCTCGAGAACGTCTTTCATGGCAACACCGCCAGCCGTGTTGACGAATGAAAGCCGCGTACGCTCTTCGCCCTCATACTCTTCGGTCGTGTAGACGAGCGACACCTCCTGCAAGGTCAGCGCCTTGTGGTAGAGCGCGCCGTCTGGTCTCACTTCTGCGCGATTGGCAAACGCCGACCACGACCGCAACGGCCGCCCGGTGCACGCCGCGATCACGTCCGCCGCGAGCTTCGTGGCTTCGGGTGAGCCGAGCGTGCCGTACCACACATCCCGCTTACCCTTCGCTTCACCCGGCTCTGTCACCATAAACTCGATGCCGAGCTGAGTGTTACCTGTGGTCGCTTTGCCGAAACGGAAAACGCCCGTGCATCGGCCGGAGAATCGTCCTTCGTTCATGTTCTTGTCCTTCGGTTGGTAGGTTTCAGTAGCTCTCGCACTCCGTGACACTCTCTTGTTTTCATCTTCCAACGATGGCCGCAGGCGTAACACTCGGCATCGCGAAAGGCATTCGCTTCTGCTTTTGACGAAGCGCAATTGGGACAATTCAACCCGATCGCAAATGGCGGTTTCGTCGGACGCGGCACCGGGATACCGCACGTGTCGTCGGGCTCGTAGGCGAGCGTCATCGCTTACCCCTAGCCGCAAGCGCAGCGCACACCTTACGAGATGTCTCCGAGCGCAACGGCGACCGCGACGCGCGTTCTCTCAACACGCGCATCGTCCACCGCTCACCACAGCGCTTCGTACAATGGCGGCGGTTACTTCCGATCGCGAGATAGGGCACTAGAATTGGCACACCGCACCCGCGACACGTGCGCACGACGAACCCGCCCATCGCCTCACGCGCCTCGCGATTGAATGCCCGCTGTTTCGTGCGGGTGGTCACAAACGGAGTCGAGATGCAAAACGACTGTGTCTCGCGCCTGAGGTCGCGGCGATCGACCACGCTCGGCGCCTCCTCAGCGAACAGCTCGAGAATCTCAGCCGTCGTCGTCATCGCTCACCACCGGGAAGCACACGCAACCCAACCGACGACGACACGCGCCCGAAAAGCTCCAACCCGGCAGCCATCGAAAAATAGAACTTCACCAAGGCGGCGGCGACGATTGGATCTTCGGGCATCGGAATCGGTCGCATGTGCTCTATGGGCTCGTGGGGTAACCACAAGCACAGAAACGGCGGGTCGGTCTGGTTCATGCGGCGACCGCCTCTCTCGCTACGGTGCCAGAGCCACGATAGCGGGCGAGCGCCGCCAGCAGCGCTTCGTAGATTCTCGTCGCAGCTTTCTCCGGACCGTGACGCCGTAGCTCATCGTCAGCAATCACGTCAGCCACGTCTCGGAACAAAATGCGCATCATCCGACGGAGGTACCCCTCGAGCGCCCGCGCGTAGTCGCGCTCGTCATGGCCCATCGTCGGCGGCGCGTCGGGCACCGACAGTCGACCCGAGCCAGCGAGCGCCGAGATCGCCGCGCCACGAGCTTGCGCCGGGGGCGCGCCCTTGCGCTGCGGTCGGATGCGCGCGTAGGGGACCGGAGCGTTGTCAGCGTAGGTCGCATCCTGCACAGCCCGCCAAGCGTCGACAATTTTCCAACGAGTCACACGCTCTTCGTCGTCGCGCTCTCGCCAGGTGAGCCACACGCGACTCGCGTAGTTCCAGAGCGCATCGCGCGCCCCAAAATACTCGGGCATCGTGCGAGCCCGTACCGTCTCGAGCACACCGTCGGTTGTCACCACCTCAAAGCCGTTTTGCAAAACCTCGGTGCGCAACTGGAACTCGACGCGCGTCACTGCGTCGAAACCGTTCCAGCCCGAAGCGGCCCACAAGTCTTGCTCGGTGCCACGCTTGCCCTCGCGACCAGCACATGCCAGCTCTTCGGTCTTGTTGTAAACGCGCGCCATGAATGGAGCGCCGGGACAGACCGTCCAACCGGTCACGCTGCGATTGCGCACGTACACCTTGCGCGTGTCGGGCTCAGCGAACCCCGTGCGCGTCGCTCGAGGCGCACGCTTGACGATTAGCTCATCAGCAAAAATATCTTCGAGAGGGAAGCCCACCAAGTCGCAAGCCTCGTCGCCGCGACGCACGCGCTCATTGTCGGGGCCAAAGTCGGCGACGGTGCCGAACGACTGAGCAATGGCCCTGGCACGTTCGATGACCTCGCCCGGATCGTGGGTCGCCAAAAACAGCGCATCGAACGTCAACTCGAACGTCCAGCCGCCTGGAGCTCCAAGCCGCAGCTCCCCCCGAGCCTCCCCCGAATGCCAGCGCCAGAGGTCAGCCGTCATTGTAGGTGAAAGTGAGACACTAAATCCGCTCGCGAAGTCCACCGAGACGGCCTGTCGGAGGTTTTGAGCAAGCTCGGCCCTGGTCCGGAGCAACTCGAGGCAGGTAGGGTCCAGCCGCCACGCCACCGTCAAAGCGTCGGTTCTGCGGCGCAAGACGGTGGGGTTTTGGTCTTGTGACCCGGGGGTCGAGCGGAGGGGGGAAAGGGGTCGAAACGACTGGCGTGCAGCCGCTCCCGTGGCCGCTCGCGCCGACCGAAATGGTCTTGTGAGGGGGGTGTTACCTGACCCCCCGCCGGCATCGCCCTGCCGTGTGACCATACGTGACGATACGTCAGCGGCCATAGGTGACCATATGTGACCATATGCGCCTGAGGCCGACGGAACGGGCGCGGGCTCGGGCATGCCGAGCACGTCACCGGGCGGCGGCACCCTGCCGGCGATGCGAGCGACTCGAGCGCGAAGGGATTCGTTCATGCCGGCACCGACTTTCCACCGACCATTGACTCGGCTGCCTCACACGCGCGTTCGATTTCTTTCGCCAACGTCAGCATGAATTTTGCGCTCCCATGAACCTCGAAAAGCTGCTGAGCATCCTTCGATGAAAACGAAACGTGCACGCGCTTGGTGGTGACATCGACTGAGACTTTGATCTCGCGCCCCACTTCAACTTCCGTATCCGTCCGATTCATGAAGGCACCTCGGCTTTTTGAGCGACGCCGCCGTCGTGATCGTCGTCATCGCCGCGACGAAACAGGAACGCGCGGGTAGCCGAAAAGTAGAAGTACGCGGCCCACATCAGGACACCGCGCGTCGAGTGCCGCACCGCGAGGTCGGCCAGCATGCCCAGCTCGAGGGCGACCGCGACGAAGTGAGAAATCGCGTCGGTCAATTTCTTCGGATCGATGGTCTTCACTTACGTAGCCTCTCTCGGTGCGCTCGTTCGCGCTGGCTCATGGCACTCATAGTTCCTCGGGCACGCGACCGACGGCTCTACGCTCGGCGCGGGTTGCACTGCACTTTGGACACGGGGAGTCGTCGTTGGTTTCGCAGCGCTTCCACTCAACGAACGTCGAGAGCGCGCGGCACACTTCGCAAACCCAGCCATCGCGCGACGCGTCGCGCATCGCCTCGAGTGACGGCGCATTGTCGCTCAAGACTCACCCGCCTTGAGACGCTTCGCCTCGGAACGCTCGGCCGACGTTGCACCGCACACGGGACAGTTGCCGCCGTGCGCCGGAGCCGCCCACAACGAAAGCGGCGCCGCCTGCTCGCAGCGTGCGCAAAAACCGAGTGAGTCGAGCTTCGTGAGGTCGGGCCCGATTGCCTCGAACGCCGCGATGATGGCTTGGCACGCGTCGCCGTCGTGCCGTTCGATAGCTTTCGGCCACTCGGCGCGAAGCTCGTCCTTCGTCATCGCCGAATAGTTGACGGACGGCACGAGACGTGTAGGCGACGACGCGGGCCCCGACGGCACCACGCCCGACGGACGTTCGGGCACGATGGGAAGGTCGGGGCGCGTCACTGCGTCGCGCGGAGCCACGGCGTTGGTGCTAGCGAGATAAGCGCCGACCGGACAACCATCCGCATGAGCTTCTGCATGAGCACCGCGCACGCTCGTCTCGCAAAGGTGACACTCACCCGTGTCTATCGCCCAATCGACACACGCTTGGCCGATTTCTTCTAGCGTCGATTTCCATTTCGTCATCGGCGCCCCGCTCCCTTCGTGCGTTTCTTGATTTCACGGTCGCAGTACCAGCGGGCCTTTTTGAGATCCTCGAGCGCGACGCCTTTCAGGTCAGCGCGCCAGAGGTACTTGATGGCGTTGCCCACGTTGAAACCAAACCACTCCACCACGTCGATGCATTCGACGCCGGAAGGGTGCTCCTTGTAGTGCGACGGATTTACGGGGTCAGATTTCGCGCCCGGTATTACCCGAGCTCGGCGCGTTTTCTTCTTCATCGGGCCTCGCCAGTTTGGAGAACAACAGGGGTGTGTGCGCGCCGTCGGGCTCGTTGGCCCGACGGCGATACCTGCCACGGCTCGCCAACCAGCCACCCGGCAAGGTCGTCTACCGCCGGGGGCGGGGAATCGGCCAGCCAGGGGGAGGTAGGCCCTCGCCCGAGCCTCAAAAACGGCTTGGAGAGACTGAGGGCGCCAGGGAACCGGCTACGGCGGGCGAGCCCGCCTACAGCCGCGCAAGCGCGGCCCGTGGTCGTTGACCGGGGGGCCATCGCCGCAAAGAACGGCTGGCGGGTGAAAATTCCAACGACACTGCCGCCTAGCGGACTAGCCGGCTCGGGACAGTCGGGGCAAGTCCACGCGAGCCCCCGCCGGCCGAGCCGAAACGACCAGCCGAGCGCCACGAGGTCGGCCATCGGTCGCCATGACGATACGTGACCACACATGCATTGTATGGCCACTCGCCCAACGTGCGCCCCCTCGTAGGCTTGCACGTACGCGGCGCGCTCCCTGGCCATCGTGCTCACCATTGCGCACCGTCGCCGAAAAAACGCAACTTTGTCATGGGCGACGCCACCCCCGAACGAGAATGACGACGATGCCGGCCAGCGCGACAATGGCACCGCCCGACCAGATCAAAAACCCGACGTGACCGACGAACGCGAACGGCACGCCGAGCATGCACCACACGAGCACGGCCGTGGCCCACGATTCCTCGAATGCAGTCATGCGAGCACCAACGTCGCCAGCAGGAGGCGCCAGCGGGCTACGGTGCAGCGACGAACGACCGCGTGCTCGCGATCGAGCCAAGCGAGGTCACGCGCGAACGTTTCCCCGTCCGACTCATTGAGGTATCGCCAGAGCGCCTCGAGATTCGTCATCACTGCCCTCCGAGCTTCGTCAGCAGACCGCACGCGCGGCAACGCTCGTCACCGTTGGCATGTAGCCGCTTCGGGCCCTCATGCGCGCAGTCGCGCGGCAGCGTGGCGGCAACGTCGCCGTCGTCGTCGTACGCTATCGGATCGAGCTTCACCCACGGTCGCCCCGCGAGGTCGCACGTCCAATCGAAAAGCATGGCGACCTCTGTGAAGTCGCCTTCCCAGCCGTACACTTCGGCGACCGTTTTCAGCTTCGCCAGAAACCCATCGTCGATGGCGGCGCGCGCAATGTCGTGTGCTTCCTCGCGAGTCATGGACGTCCTTGGATGCGGAGCTTGCCGGCTAGGTCAGCAAGACGGCCGTGGGCTAGGTCAACAAGACGGCCGTAGGCGTGTCGCCACATACGCACAAGACGCTCTTGACTCTTGATGCGCCGCCAGAGCGACACCTCGACCGCCGTGGCCGCGCGCACAACGTTGCCACCCGCCGCCGTGACCGAAACGACGTACCAGTGACGACCGGGCGAAAAGCCGCGACCGCTACGTTGCACGAGCGTGAAACGCTTGCTCATCGCTAGAGCCCCGGGCGCGTCGCCGCGCAGTGCTTGCAATAATCCTTGCCGGGGTCGTAGGCGTGTGCACACGGGTCGACCGTTGTGTGGTGTCCCCCACGAACAACCTTGAGCCCTTGCTTCGCCCCACCCAAGATGACGCTTCCAACCTCGCCGACCACCTCGAGCAAACGCCGCGCCTCGGCCAGCTCCGTTTCGGTATCGCGGAGCCTCTGCAACGCAGCGGCCAGATCATAGAGCGCCGCCTCGCGTTCAGCGTCGGCATCTTTGTAGAGCCGGAGAATACTGCCCCAAAACAGCGCATCGGGCAGGGTCTTCTCATGCCTCGCGAGCGCGATCACCTTTTGCTTCGCGAGCGCGCGAAAATTCTGATTGGTGACAGCGCTCATGTCAGTAGTCCCGCTCGGCACGACAGACCGCGCATCTATTGAGTAGGCGCATGAACTCACCACCGCAGTGCTGGCACTTCTCCTCACGCTTCCAACGCTCGGGAGGGGTCTCGCTCGATTCGGGCGTGACGGGAATCGGCGGCGCCGGGTCGGTTTTTTCGGCGCCAAGCTCGTCGTCGAGGTCGAGCGTGTCAGCGTCGCGCGGGTCACTCGTGCTCATGGGATCACTTTCCTTTCAAACTAAACAACGTGGTTTGTTGGGCGTTCTCGCGCGGGCGACGCGGCGCGCGTGTCGCACCCACGGCAACGAGCTTGCCGGGGCACAAGAAATCGACGCAGGAGCGCATTTGCAGCGTTTCGCCGGCCAAGAGGTACACAGTGATGCGCTTGCGACACTTGAGGCACACTGCCGGCACCTGAGCACGCTTCGGCATCATGCTACCCGCCTTGTGACGATGGCCGCGCTCGTAAACGCGAGCCCCTCGCGGTCGTCGAAGTGAGCGCCACTGTGCTTCGGCGCCGAGCTGCAAATCAGCAGCTCACCGTTGAGCTCAACGCGACAACCACACGCACCGACGCGCTTTTGCGGTAGCCGACAGAAAATCCGCCAGCAGCTAGCGCACGTCGGCCAAAGCTCTAACCCGGGAAGCTGCGGCGCGTCGTGCCCGTCGAATCCCTCGTGCCGCCCGCAGAAAGAACGACCGCTACGGTGCATGAAGTGGCGCACCGGACCGACAATCGGACCGACGAAGCGCTCGGACGCGTAGCAGGTGACGGGTTTCATCAGTGAACAACCCCTCCGGGTTTCAGTCGCGTAGCGATCACACGACCGATGGTGGTGTGGCAACGACCGCAGTTTCGTTGCTCGACGTGCTCCTCGGTGCCCTCGACCTCGCCATCGACCCACTGTCGACCAACCAGCTCGAGAAGCTCCCACGCCATCATCGGAAACGCTCGGATGTGATCGTGGTGCCCGTCGGGGCACTGGATACGGGCGCCATTTTCGCGCTCGAACCGTAGACCGTCGAGGATACCAGAAAGCTTCGCCATACCACGCGCGCGCGCCGATTCGCTCATCAGAACCCCGGCGATTTGACAGAAGGTTGCGAGCACGAGGTGTCGACCGGCAAACGCGCACGGCATTCGACCAGCGCGTGCACCGGCGAGCGCTCGAGAGTCGTGTAGCCGAATGGGCACGACTGGCCGGCCAGCAGCATGCAGTCGAGACTACTGGCCGAGCACGAGATCGCGAACGCTGTGCCACCGTCCGGCGAGACTGTGCGCGTAGCGCTCGGCGACGACAGACAGCCCGCAACGAACATCGCCGCAAAGAGACACAGGAATCGAGCGCTCATCGCCGCTTCACGCATTGGCGCACCGGTTGACAGGATGAGATGACCGGCCCGCCAGCTCCGGTCGGAACCCCTACGCACGTAAAATCGCCAGTTGGCCGCGACTCGAGGCAAGTAGCTTGATCCCATGCGAAGAGCGCCATCAGAGCAGCGACAAGCAAACCCAGCACCAAAAACCCCGTATTGTCCAACATCCAATCAGCCAAGCGAACGATGTGGCTCATTTGCCGCCTCGGCTTGCTTCGTGTATCTTTTGCGTGCTCATTGGTGACTATTCCTCACTGGTGACGAGCCGTGCGGGCGAGTGAAGCGCCTTCCGTCTCGAGGGCCCCGCAAGGGGCCTTGCTTTTCATTAGACGAGCACACCCTACGATTCGATGCAAATGGGTCACGGGTGACCCCCCACCGGAGCACCCGCCGGCCGGATGCCGGTGCACTCGCGCGCCGAAATACCGACGATGATGCCGAACAGCACAGCGAGCCACGTCGGAGCGCGCCGAACCTGTGAGGGCACCACCGGCGCCTCGAACGCCACCGGGTGACCAAAAGAGCACGTCACCACCGGCCGGCCGGGCTCGCTAGCTGCCTCGAGCGCCCGGCGCTCGGCGATACTTTGCCGTAGCTGCACGGGGCGAATGCCGCCGCCCCCCCGATCGTGGGGCACCGTTTCGCGAAGCTTCTGCATGCGCGCTTTTCGTTGGGGCGTCATGGTGCGTTTTTCGTCAACGCGACGAGTCGCTCGGTCGCGTCTGCAAGCGATTCGAGCGGCGCCGTCTCAGCGATCGACAGTGGCAAAATCGACATGGCGCCATCGGGCATCTTGTCGAGCAAGTGCCAGAGCACCGGAACACCGCGCTCGAGGGCTCGCCCCACTTCGATGTACGTCTCACGCGGCGACGCAAAAACCGAAAGCAGAAGCACCACCACACGCGCCTCGTGTAGCTCGCGCACGTTGAGCCTCAATACCTCAGTCGCGGCGTCGCCAACGGGGTCAGATTCGCCGAACATGTAGCGCCGGTGCCACGTCGACACGACGCGCACGCCGTTGCCCTCGAGCACGCGCGCCCAATGCTGCGCTTCGAGCACGAGAGCACGCGGGCTCGCGATGTAGACGCCGGGTCGGGGCTGGACAGGGGGAACGGAGGGGGATAGGCTTTGCATTGTCATCCGGTTGGTTCTGAGGGCACCGAACGCCCCACGGTGAAGCAAAAGCGCCGTGGGGCGTTCGACTATTTAGGGGGATGCTCGTCGCCAACCTCGTGCCACCGCGGCGACACGTTTTGTGGGTCGTGTGACTGCGGCCTGATGTCGCCCCACGACTTAAAGCTCGCGGTTGCCCTCAACGAGAGCACGATCTGCCCTTGTTCCACACCGACACTTTCGACCGTCGCGGGCTGACATCGGCGGTTGGCATCATCCACATGAACCACCCGACCCAAGTAAAGCCCCTCACGCGCCGTGCGCTCGAACGTGTCGACGACACCATCGACCTTGAGACCCCATCGTTCCTGCCATAGCCGCGTCAGCTCTTCGGTGCGTTCATCCCAAATCCCGTCGGCACCATCGACACCAATCCACTTTTGCCACAAGTGAACAAGCCTGCCGCGCGACCCCGCGCGCAGATAGCGCCCATCCGGACCGGGCCGGACATCCGGCGCAACATGGCGCTTGTTCAACTCGACGATCCGCTCGTGTGGAATGAAGAAACCGAGCGCACCGTCGAAGCGACACTCACGCTCGCTCGTGTTGCGCACGTGAACACTCACCACTTGCCCCAATTCTACCGTTGCAGACAAGCGGAGCGGTTCTGGATCTACGGGCCGAGGTTGCCAAAACATCGACGCAGGAGTCGACCACAACAGCACGTCGGCAAGACCGACGACTACCCGCTCGATCGAAAACGACGGCGCGCACGCCGCGTCGACCACGAGACGCAGCAGCTTGACCATGGTCGACGGCTGATAGCACATGGTACGACGCTGCCCCGGCATCACCGGCACTGCTGATTGTATGCCAACGGCCCGGAAGTCGCCCTGCCCGCGGAGCAGCGCCTCGATTAAATGCTGGTCACCTAAATCCGCACGAGCTACCGGAAAGCGCTCGGCAAGCTCGAACGCTGCGCGGGCTCGCTCTTCGTACTGCGAGAGCGCGTCCGGGCCAGCGCGCTCGACCATCACCTGAAACACGCGACCCAGCTTTTCTTCTTTGCCCTCGGCACGCACGAGCGCGAGCTTGTGGTTGTCTTGCTCAAACAACAGCCGCGCAGCTTTTTTGATGGTGTCATCGTCACGGGTGGTCATGGTGCTATCTCCAAGTAGAATCTAGTTAGACGCCCGAATGTCGCGCACGTCGGTCGGCAGCGGCCGGAGCGACTCGAACTTGTCGCGGTAGCGACGGAGCCCCTCGAGCGCCACAAACGCCCCCGGGGGCGGCACGACCATCATGGCCACCATCATCAACGCCGTAATGGTTGGCCCTGGGTCGGCATTCGCGTTGAGCGCCGCGCGCACGATCATGAGCGCCGCGCGTTCGATGGACGTCGCGTTGGCGTCCAACATGGCCGCACGCTCTACGTGCTCCTCGAGAAACGCATCCGTCGGCAGCTCACCAGCGAGAGACGGCACCGCCGTCATGTACTCACGCGCCAACCGGTAAAGCTCTGCGCGGTCTAGGTCGGCGCGCTGCGCGCGCATGATGGCGAGCGCGGCGTGCAGCACCGCGTAGAGCCCGATGCCGGCGGGGACTTTCTCAGCGTCGCATGCGCTCGTCACCGAACGCACGACACGCTCGATCGCATCCAACGCAGCCTCGTCTTGCGACGCCGATCTACCTGGTCTATGTTCCGTCATGGTGGCTCCTCTCGAGAGCTTCCCGGGCCCCGGGCGTTGCAATCCGCCGCGGGGCCCAGTTTTTTTGTTTGACCTGTCCAAGTTACGCCGAAATCGGCATGCCGGTCAACCACTCGGCGCCGTTTCCTCAGAAACCCAGCCGCCGCAACTCGCGATCAACCACGGCGCTACGCCAGCGGTACGACTCGCCCGGAATCGCCGCGATGAGCAAACAGCGCAGCGAAAAAAGCCGCCGCCTCATCGGCTGGCCGCTTTCATCTCTCGACGGATGATGCAATCTTCGCAAACCGCTCGCGCGGTCTTTCTGCCGCATCCGTGGGTGCACCGGCCGGCCGCTCTAAGTCGCCAGTAGCGTCGCCGGTCGCTACCGTAGCGATTGCGTTTGCTCACGGTCGACCCTCGCCAATCGTAAGTCTCCAGAGGTCACCAACAATCACACGGTGCCACTTTCCGGGTCCGAAGTGTAATCGGACCCATTCCCGCCACGTCTCGGCGCGGCGTAGCGTGCAAGGGACACCGAAGCGCGGACGCGG